GGCTATCTTTTCTGACAAAGACAGGTTAGGTCTTATACTCAATGCCAATCCCCCTTCTTACCCACAGCAGGATGGATCACTTTATTCATCCGCGGTTTCCTTTTACGATTTTATGATCAATGAGGTGGGTGTCGAACTTGAGAAACCTCTTGTTAACAAGTACAAGGCCTGGGAGGCTACCACCGAACTCGGTCTTATGTTTCCTCTCGACGATGTGATGATCGTTACACAAAAGCCCACCGAGATACACTTCAATGAAAACGGAGAACTTCACGCTGAAGGTAAGCCAGCTATTAAGTACGCAGGCCTCGGCAACTTTGAGGTTTACTCACTCAACGGAACACGAGTTCCAAAGTGGCTTGCTTTGGCAAACGACGGGGACTTGAATATAGATCAGTTTACAAGCATTGAAAACGCAGAGGTGCGCACGGAATTCGTTCGTAAGTTTGGTGTTGAACGCATGCTTGAGACCCACGGAACACAACTTGATACATTTAAAAACTACAACGAGAAATGGTGGACCAAATCTGAGTACGAACTTTGGGACATGGCCACTGTTTTCGAAGGAGTCGAATTCGCTCCTCATTTGAAAATGCGTAATGCAACAACCGGAGTTTGGCACGTTGAAGCGGTGGCACCAACATGTGAAAACCTTGAAGACGCCATTCGAGATCGTTTCAATGGCCGCGATCTCCGCATTGATGCAATCGCATAAAAGAACAATATAAATTTATGAACACACAGAAAAACAAAGTAATTCTGCACGGAGAATGCATGGTCTTCCCAAGCGAAATTCCTGCTACTGCAAAGGCGATGAACGTAAAGGACTGCCTCGTTGTTGCCGACAGCGAAACCACGGGCAATCACCACGTGGTTGACGCACTCGAAGGAGTTAAATTCTTTCAAGACGAAATGGGAACAACCTTTATGAAAAACTCCAGCCCAACACAAATCCGATGCGTGATGACCAATCGGCACAACGCAATTACTCTTGAGCCTGGTTCTTGGGAGTTTGGTCTTCAGCAGGAGTACGATTACTTTACAGCCTCACACCGGGTTGTTCGCGACTGATTTAAAATCCTGGGTAGCTCAGTGGTAGAGCAATCGGCTGTTAACCGATCGGTCGTTGGTTCGAATCCAACCCCAGGAGCCATTTTACCACAACCCTAATAACAATGACAGAACAAATACTACACACCCTTGCTCATTCAGTGATATTCCCACCGGCAACTCAGGACACCCTGGTTTTCATTACCTGCTGTGTTTGCCTTACAGGTTTAATCATCACCGGAATGATCACACACAGATAAATGATTCCGAGCGGATACCTTATCATCATCACCGGAGCGATCTACACTCTTGTTAGTGTTGATCAGTTCTGGCGACACAATATACCAATGGGGATTACGTATGCAGCGTATGCCCTCAGCAACGTAGGCCTTTGGATGGCCATAACAAAATAACTATGATTAAGCTTAAAGACGATTTTGAAATTAGCGTATGGGTCAGCATATACACCAAGTCTTGCGGACAACAAGACGACATGTGGCAGGACGGAGATCCAGCCGCAGACATCGCAGACAAAGGTATTGAAAGTCTAAGACTTCGAATGTTAGATCCAAGTAATCCAAGCAAAGAAGAATCGCCAAAATACAGCTACTAATAAAATGAACCTGATCACAAGAATAACACGCACAATTAATCCTCGCATTGAGAACTACACAGAAGAAACAAGTCGTCGCCAACGCGACACGTTCCTTGACCTTCAAACAAGGCATGGGATCAAACTAAAGCGAGTTGTAAAAGAAGGATCTGAAACGATTCTAATTTGCACCGAAGACGTTTCCATTGACTACCGTGGTTGGATTTCATGGGCGGACCTCGGATTCCATCCAATCGAATGGTCACCATTTAACTAATGAAGTATTTCGTACTAATCATTTTAATAATCGTACTTGCTTCTTGCACAACAACTCTTTCTAACAAAACGTGGAATCAGAGAGTAAAGGAAGCAGACCTATCAAGGGTAAGCGAGTACCGCAGCGTTGATGAAGCAGACGAAAATGTTTACATCTCGTTGGAAGACATCAAGCTTTTAATAAAGAGTTTATGACATCCGCAGAAGTAAAAATCGTTGACCTACTCTGGGAGTACTTTTGGGATCATCTCGGTCACAGAGCAGCAGGCCAGGTTGGAGACGAACTCGAAGTGCCTGTTTACGATCGAGTCGGCAGGACTTTTCGCCACGCCAAAGCGGAGCTTGAGAACTATGGTAAAGACCAATAAAAAGCCAACCATCGCACGTCAGCTCGAAGATCGAATACTCGCTCAGATTGGTGAAACCATTCCTTCCCATGCATGGGATCAGGCATACTCGGTGTGGATGCAAACTTGGTTGCTTCACAAAGAACCAATACAAAACACCTTGGTGAATTATCAAGAAATTAAATCAAATTAGATGTTTACAAATGCCGCAATTTGTGGTAGAATATATCCATGAACAACGATAAAGAAAGCCTCCGCGTTTTAAAAGAATGCGCGGAACTTCAACTTAAAAAGTCGAACGATTATCAGAATCCTCGCTCCACCATTCGTCAGGCTGATTATTACCCAAGCGGTGTAAAAACTATTTTAGAGATCATGCACGGCAAAGTTCTTCGCGCCAGAAGCGTTATGGAAGCCATGGAGTTCGATCCAGATTACAACCCGAACTTCGAATCACTCGAAGACTCATTTAAGGATCTTATCAACTACGCAACCTTTGCAGTTTCTTACATGCGTGGCGGTATCGATGGGCAATCACCAAATCAAGACTTTTTAAACCGAAACATCACAGACAATGAATAACCAATCCTGGGACAGAAAATACTTTGACCTTGCACAAGTCGTTTCAACGTGGTCTAAAGATCCTTCAACCAAAATAGGAGCGGTGGTCGTTGGAGACAGCGGCCAGGTTCTTTCACAAGGATACAATGGCTTCCCACGAGGCATGAGCGATCTCGACGAGCTTTATGCCGATCGCGAATTGAAATACAAAAGAATTTGCCACGCAGAGATGAATGCAATTTACAACGCATCTCGCACCGGCGTTTCACTTTACGGTTCAACCATTTATGTTTATGGACTACCAGTTTGCCACGAATGCGCCAAAGCTATTATCCAGGTTGGGATTAGCAGAGTGGTGATGCAAGAGCAGGAATCCGGCGGTGATCGCTGGAACGATTCCTGCGACATTGCTCAGCGGTTCTTTAAGGAGTCCGGAGTAATGGTCACCTATATAAAATAATCAATAAGAAAAAACACACATGTCAGTACTAGATAAACTCAAGAAATCATCCCGCGTAAAAGGAGCAGACATCCTTGCGGATTCAAAGTTCTTTTCCGAAAAGGACTTAACCTCCACTCCGGTTGGAATGGTCAACGTCGCACTAAGCGGCAGCATCGACGGAGGACTTGCCTCCGGACTCACAGTCCTCGCTGGACCAAGTAAGCACTTCAAGACAAGCTTTGCTCTTCTCATGGCGAGTGCTTATCTTAAAAAGCACAAAGACGCAGCACTGATCTTTTATGATTCAGAGTTTGGTTCTCCTCAGGCCTACTTCGAATCATTTGACATCGACACAACCCGCGTGCTTCACACACCTGTTACAAACATCGAAGAACTTAAGTTCGACCTTGTTCATCAGCTCAAAGAAATCACACGAAAAGACAAAGTCATTATCATCATTGACTCCGTTGGTAACATCGCTTCTAAGAAAGAAGTTGAAGATGCAATGAACGAAAAGTCCGTGGCTGACATGACCCGAGCAAAGGCTCTCAAAGGTCTTTTCAGAATGGTCACACCGTTCCTCACAATCAATGATCTTCCTTTGATTGCTATCAACCACACTTACCAAGAGATGGGCTTATTTCCAAAGGCTATCGTCAGTGGTGGTACCGGCGTTATGTACAGCGCAGACAACGTTTGGATCATTGGGCGTCGCCAGGAGAAATCCGGCACAGAGGTGGTTGGATACGACTTCGTTGTTAACATTGAAAAATCACGCTTTGTCAAAGAGAAAAGTAAGATCCCAATCTCTGTTTCATGGGAGGGCGGAATCGAACGCTGGTCTGGCTTCACTGAAGTTGCTATTGACATGGGATATGTTATCAAGCCTAAGAACGGCTGGTACATGGCTATTAATCCGGAAACCAAAGAAGAGCTCACCGGCAACGTCCGGATGAAGGACACACTCAAAGCAGACTTCTGGAAGAACATCTTTGAGAATACCGACTTCGCGACTGCAATCGAAGATAAATTTAAGGTTGCTCACCGCTCGTTACTGGGAGACGATCCTGCTGACTCCCCAAGTAAGGGCAAGAAGTAAAACCTAAATCGCGGGGCTGGGTGTTGTGGTGGTACCCAGTCCCGCTTTCTTTTATGGAAGAAGAATTTGACTACAAATTTGTAAATAGTGATTTACATTCGTCTCACTTTGCGGTAAAATTACTAAGCGGCACGTACACAAACGTTGTATACGTTTATGGAAATGTCAATTTAACCGAAGAAGAACACGACGGAGAAACCTTTGGCAAACTAAGCTTTTCATACGAGCTTGACGAGGGTAACGACGAACACCCCAAAGAGGATTTAAAGAGCGACGCAGACTTCCAGCATCACATTGGAAGGATCCTCGAAAGCATTATAACCAGAAACGAATTTAAGATCGGACACGATGACGAAAAGAATTGAGGACATCATACTAAACAATTTAGTTAATAATGAAACTTATTGCCGCAAGGCAATGCCGCACCTAAAGCCCGAATACTTTGAAGGATCAGATCGAGCGGTTTATGATTTGATTCTAAAGTTTGTTGGTCAATACAACAAGCTTCCCAATTCTAAGGTTCTTAGCATCGAGCTACAAAGCTCTGATTATTCGTCACGAGCAAACGTAAACGATATCCTTCAAACAATCAATTCGTTTGAAACTCCTGCGGAAGCAGACGATTCATGGCTTGTTACCACAACTGAAAAGTGGTGCAAAGATCGCGCAGTGCATCTTGCAGTCATGGAAGCCATTAGCATTATTGATGGCAAAGGCGAAGAAGAAAAAGCCGAAGGCGCTATCCCAGACATTCTAAGCAAAGCACTCA